TAATCAGTCCGATAAGACACTTACGCTTAAACTGGCAGACGGCACTACTGTCGTCGCCGGTCCTACAGAAATAAAAGTCATTAAGAAGGCCTCGGAAGCCCGACCTGGAAATGACCTTGAAATAGAAACTCAAGGTGATGGAGCAACGGTCGGACTTCGCGAGGCCAAAGACTTTGTTAGCGGTAGTCTATCAAAGAATTATCCAGGCCAAGGCGCCGGCCAACCCATTACACTTAAAGCTGTAGACTACACATCAGGCGGAGACGAAGATGATGTAGCGATTGTTGTAGGCGGCGGACAAAAAATGACCGTCAAAAAGAAATACATCGAAGGAGTTGAAGAACTAAAAGAATACGGTGTATATAATTCAGAGACGGATTTATCCGCTAACCCTAAAACAGGAGAGAACAAACCAGATGAACTCACCGGCTTTATATCAAAACTCACCGATAGCGTTAAGTCTATCATAGGTGATATGGAAGAGTTGAAAAAACAAGTAGAAGATGAATCTAACTTGTCATTTGACTCACTTGATGTTTGCATTGGAGAATTAACATCTTATCTAGAATCTCTTGACCAGGAAAGCGATGTATCATCTTCCGCAAACCCAAGCTAAACAATAACATGGCAAATTACGTTGACCCAGATGAGTTCCGCAGAGAAATTCTGCAATCAAAAGAAATAAACGAGCTGACTCCTCGTGCGGTAGAAATGATTCAATTGATGGCGAATGAGGCATCGAAAAAATTAAAGTACCGAGACGAAGAAGATCGCAAAGATTGCATTGCATTTGCTCTGATGGATGTAGTGAAGTACTGGAGGAGTTACAACCCAGAAAAATCAAAGTATCCGTTTGCTTACTACACACAGATCATTAAAAACGGATTTGCGAAAGGCTGGCGTAAACTACATCCGCTAAGTACCACGAGTAAAGTTTCACTAAGCAACGAAAACCTCTACAGTATTTGATACAGTGAGCGCGATTAAGTCAAATAAACCAAGCCCGAGAAGTCTATATCGCCAAGGCTACTATAAGCTAATCAATCATGAGAAGTACATCGGGGATCCGACGAAAATCATATACAGGTCTTCTTGGGAGCACCGATTCTGTAGGTATTGCGATCTGACTGATTATGTAACCAAGTGGTCATCCGAGCCGCTTGGTATTAAGTACATTAGTCCTATTGACAGCCAGGAACATACGTACTTTGTGGATTTTTACATGCGTGTGCAGGAAAAAGACAAAGAAGTTGATTATCTAGCTGAAGTAAAACCTTCATCGGCGCTAGCACAACCGGTGTTAGAAGGCAAAAAAATAACTACCAAGAAGATCCACGGATATAACAACGCTCTTAAGACTTGGTTAATTAACCGTGCAAAGTTTGCTGCGGCCAAACATTTTGCTGAGAGTAGAGGCTATCGCTTCATAATTGTAACCGAAGACTTCTTATTCAACAAATGATTAGTCCACTAGAAGCATATCGTAAAGAAGGCCGTAAAGATCAACTAAGAAAGGAAGTCTTTTTGGAATTTAATGAAAAGTATTTTAGGCGGCCGTTTGAAGACACCGGTTTCTTGGATACAATTGAACGCATGGACGTTCGCAAATTACGCTACTTCATTCCCGGTCGAATCTATACTTGGCAGTACGATCCGCTATACAAAGACTACTTAGATTTTTACGACAAGAGGCCTATTGTTCTTGTGCACTCACAATTTGTCTCTAAAGCAGGTAACATGATAGTGCAAGGCCTCAACCTTAATTTTTTGCCAGAGTTTGCACGAGTACAAACGCTAGAGCTTTTCTATCGAACATACAAGAGAGATCTACTGCAAGCAGAGGAAAGTATCAATAACGAACAAATAGGGCTTCTTAGAAATGCATGGAATTTTCTAACAGACTGGTACTTTACCATCAAAATATTTAATGAACAAGCTAAGATAGGCTACCAGTGGGCTTATAGAAATTACATAGTTCCAAGAATAGTTCAACCGGTGATAATTGAACTCGAGGACTGGAATATGATACCTTATTTCAATCCCATCGAGTTTGAAGGTATGCCTCCTGCATTAGTTTGGTCAGAATACCTTAAAAATAAGGACACAATTATCAAGAAAAGACCAGACAAAGAAAAATCGCAAAAGAATCAAAAGAAATACCTTCGTCCTGGGGGTTAGGATATATAAACAAATAATAACAGTATAAGAATGGCAGGTTTTCTTGATAGGATCGGTGTGAATCCCGTGTTTGGACAAATATCTAAAAGTCTAAAGAACCTTGCAAACTTAGGAATGCGATACGAAGACATGGTCGTAAAGCAATCCCGAGCTGTCGGTGTGACAGAAGCTGAGTTTGGAAATCAAGGCTATTTGCCTGAAGAATTTCTCTACTCGCTGGCTCTTGCTGACGTTGGTCAAAAGAAATTCATCGCGTTTTTCGACAAAGACTATAAAGCAAGGCGCGATTATCTTCGCAAATTTGCGATGAATCCTGAAATTGAGTTTATCGTTGACACTGTTGCAGATGAAGCTATTGTGTATGATGACTCAAACGCATTTGCGACAGTTGATGTATCAAAAGTAAGAGAGGTTCTAGCCCCGGATAATCAGAAAGAGATAACTACTGAAATCATATCACAGTTTAAAAAGATCTATGCGCATTTTCACTTTAATGAAGGGCATGATGGTTGGGCTTATTTTCGACAGCTGTTGATTGATGGATTCATATCTTTTGAAATCATTTACGATCCAGACGGCCAAAACATTGTAGGATTTAAGGAACTTGACCCCATCTCTCTTCGTCCAGGTGTAGAGAAAGGCAGCGATGGAAAGTACAAAAAGATTTGGGTACAATACGAAGATATTCCATCCATGAAAAGGGTTCTTCTTGACTCCCAAGTCATTTACATATCTTATGCTAAAGGTAACTTTACAGGGCGTGTATCTTATGTTGAGCGCATGGTTCGTTCTTTCAACCTCCTACGTATTATGGAGAACTCACGGATCATATGGAACATTATGAACTCATCATATCGCTTAAAGATGGTGGTTCCCATTGGTACCAAGTCACCGCAAAAAGCAAAAGAGTCGCTGGCTGAGATGATCAACATCTACAAGGAAGACATCAACCTTGATTTTGATTCAGGCGAGCTATCGATCAACGGGTCCCCTTCCATGCAGTTCTATAAGAACTATCTGTTTCCTTCAAAAAACGGTGAACAGCCAGACATCAGCGTAATTGGCGGCGAAGGTTTTGATCTTAGTGATACAGACGCTCTTAAATACTTTAAAGATAAAGTCAAAGAAGATTCTAAGATTCCTTTTTCCCGCTTTGACAGAGACAATGGAGGTGGTCAGTTTTCTTCAAGCGCGGACGGTGTAGATCGTGATGAGATAAGATTCTTTAAGTTTATTACTCGTCTGCGTTCAATCTACCAGGAAATACTTTTAAAGCCGCTTTTCATACAGATGGGCCTGATTTACCCAGACCTTGCTGAAGATGAGCTATTCAAGGCAACTCTTTCGCTGTCATACAACAAAGACAATGTATTTGAAGAGCTAAAACAAATGCTAATCATGCAGCAACGAGTTGAATTTGCTACTTCTATGATGGGAATTATGGATAAAAAGAAGGACGCAACGGGAATGGATGTTGATGTCCCGTACTTCAATCCAAAGTTTGTTATCGAGAAATATCTCAAACTTTCACCTGATGAAATTGCTGCAAACGAAAGAATGATGAAAGAGAAGGCGCAACAAGATTTGGCTGACATGAAGCTGGCACAACAGATGCAGCAGCTTACTATGGGAGGAGGTTTCTAAAAGAAACGTAATGATATCAATCAATAGCAATCCACACGAATTGCAAGAACAGCTGGTGGTAAGTCCGCTTGTTCTACCTGACGCGCTATCTCAAGAAGAAGTACGTAAAATACTAGAAGCTACTACCAAAATAGATATTTCTAAAGCTACGGTAGATTCAGAAGTAAATGCCGATATCCGTAGCTGTAATACAGGTTGGCTTTCTTACAATGATGAAACCGCTTGGATATATGGCCGTTTATATGATTTAGCAGAATATGCAAACGAAAACGGTTTTTTCTTTGATCCTATTGACATGGTTGAGCCTATCATGTACTGCGAATACAGTGAAGGTGACCATTACACATGGCATGTAGATATCGCATCTCCTCCGCCATTTTCTGGTAGAAAATTAGCGGTCACTGTACAACTTAGTACTAGCGATGAATATCGTGGAGGTTCTCTAATGTTTAACACAGGTGGTGTTTACACAGCACCCAGATCGCAAGGTACCATCATAATCTACCCCACTTACTTATTGCATTCAGTTGAGCCTGTTCGCGCTGGAAAAAGAAAATCTTTAGTGTTTTGGGTAGGAGGAAATAATTTTAGATAAAGACAAGAACTATAGTATACTTTGTGAATATAACTTGCAAATAAATCTTAAATGATTCAAGAACTATTCACTGAGAAATACCGGCCAAAAACGCTGGACCAAATGATCCTTCCTGATAGGATTCGCAAAAGCATTGGAGGAGGCGAACTTCACCAAAACTATTTATTCTACGGTTCGCCGGGATTAGGAAAGACATCCCTTGCCAAAGTGCTAGCCGCTAACTATCCTTACCTTTACATTAACGTATCTGATGAGAGCTCGGTTGATATCATTCGTGATAAGATCACTAACTGGTGCTCGACCATCAGTCTTCTTGACGGTGCTGAGAAATACAAGGTGGTAATCCTCGATGAGATGGATGGCGCATCTGACCAATTCTATAAAGCTCTTCGTGCAACCATCGAGAAATTTGCAGGAACTGCGCGCTTCATTGGCACTTGCAACTACATCAATAAAGTTCCTGACCCTGTACAATCAAGATTCACATGTGTCAGCTTTGATTTTGTCTCAAAAGAAGAAGAGAAAGAAGTCATGGTTGAGTTCATTAAAAGATCGTGGGCTATTCTCAAGAACGCGGGCATACAGATAGATAAAGACGCAGTCATTGAGTTCGTCAAGCGAAACTTTCCTGACATGCGGTCGATACTCAACAAAGTACAGAACTTTATTATTCAAGGGGTTACAGAGATCAAGGTTGAGGACATCAAGAAACTCAACTATTCTTACCGTGATATCTTTGAACTATGTGCTAAGCCTGGTGATGCCCACGAGAACTATAAGTTCCTAATGACCAACTATTCAAACAAGGTTGATGACGTACTAGCATCGCTAGGAACTGAACTTCCAGAGTATATCAGAGAAAATCAACCGGCTAAAGTTGCTAAGATTCCACAGATAATTATCAAGGCTGCACAATATCAGTCTCAAAGAGTTACCGTGATAGATCCAGCAATATCAATGGTTGCTGCTGTTTTTGAATGTCAAATGATACTTAATTCTTAATATGAATATTACTACGCTTAAACACGACTCTACACTGCTTAAAGAAACGGTGTATAATTCTGAAGACAAGACTCTTGCTGTGACGTTTCAAAATGGCGCAAGATACACATACAAAGAAGTCGATCATGAGACGTACCAAGAGTTTTACTCGGTTGAGTCTAAAGGATCTTTTTTCGGCAAGAACATCCGAAAGAAATACGAATATGAAAAATTAGAAGAAGATGGTGATCAAAAGGGTAAGTGATGTCAAAGATTACATCAAGTCAAAATATAGCAAGTTAAACGAAAAGAAGTTTGATATTGTTAAGATAGGAGCTCGTACCTACATATACCTGGTTGATCGTGAAGGCAACATTGGAAGGTCTATGCTTTTCCAAGGTAATTTGCCAGCGATAAACGAACTACCAATCTTAAAGAAGCAATTTGAAAAGAATATTCACGATGCAATGACTAAATGGAATTATGTATAAATGTTAATAACTTTTAGAAAATAAATTTGCTTAGTAATAATCCATTGGTTATTTTTATACTATAATACAAAAACAACATGAACCTCATCATAGACGGAAATTACATGTCCTACAAGACTCTGTTTATCTTTGGCGGATACGCTAAAAGCGGAAGAGTTTTAGAGAGCAAAACCGACCAAGAAATGTTTATTCGTAAGATTGCTACTGACATGTCCCATGCAATACGGACATTCGGCAATCCTACCCGCGTAATCTTTACGATCGACTCGCGTTCGTGGAGAAAAGAGATTGAGATTGAAGAAGGCGGCTACAAATCCAACAGAGAAAAAGATGAGTCCAAAATCGATTGGGATGCCTTTTACAAGTGCATGAACGAATTTGGGCAGATTCTGCAGACTCGCGGTTTCATTGTATCTAAAGAAGAACGCGCTGAAGGCGACGATCTTATGTATCTTTGGGCAGACCGCCTGTTTTCTTTGGGTCAGGACAGCGTTATCATAACCGGTGACAAAGATCTGACACAATGTGTCAAGTTCAACGGTAAAAACTTTATCGTCGTCTACAATCCTAACTCTAAGAGCCGCAAGATCGTTGCCCCACAAGGATTTTCCCAATGGCTCAAAGCTGAAGAATACGATCTGTTCGATGCTTCAACCTTTATGAACCGCAGCAAAGATCTTATTGCTGAAGCTCTATCGTCTGTTCCGGTGGAAGAGATCAACGCAGAGTACCTTATTTTCGAAAAGGTTATCATCGGAGATGCCGGGGACGCTGTGCCACCTGTTTGGACATGGGAATCCAAAGGTAAAACTTTTCGTGTCACTCCATCAAAGTGCCAGCGTATGTGGGAGATCATCAATAATGTTGAGCCAGTAACTGATGTGATGGACCTTTCTAACCGGCCCAGCGAGATTGCTCTAGCAATCAACTCAACTTGCAAACAGAATCCACCAATTAAGGCAATCGAATCACGGCTGGAACGCAACATCAAACTTGTCTATCTTGACAAGCGCGTTATACCAACTGACATACAAGATGCATTCGAGAATTCTTTCAATGACATTGCAACTAGCAAAGAACTCAGCGCAAAAACATACGACATGTCACACCTCCTAGAAGGCACTCGCTTCATTAGCGGGGGCCGGACCTTTGAGGCTGATATATTTTCCCAATTTAAGCTCTAAAAAAACAAAAAAACAAATCCTACACACTATGAAATTCAATTTTGGTAAATTCTTTCGCACATCCCATTTCATCATCAACATTGGGGTCTACGTCTACTTCCTGTTCATGTTAGGCTACTGCAGGATTACAGAGAAAAACATTGAAGAGTACATGAACGTTTCTTGGTGGTTTATTTTCTTCATGCTTGACATTTGGTATAACACTACAGTACTAAGGACAAACAGCAATAAAGACGAGAACTAATAGCAACATCGGGTATAGAATTACTACATGGATAATCTATTTGATTTCATTAACGCAATGTTCTCTAAACCCGAAGAGTTCAAAAAAACTAAGCTGCATGAACGCGGGAAACACTTTTTCATGGTCAATCGACTTATGAGTATAGGTTTTCCCGTTCAGGCGGCAGCCTTTAACCACATAAAGATCAACCCAGCGCAGGTAGTTACCTTCTGGCAAGAAACCTTAAGTAAGAGGTACACAAGAACTCCAGGCTGGATGTACGTTAAGACAAAGAAAGAACGGGAAAAGAAAAAGGCCGAGCAACCCATATCAGAGGAAGTGCAGAAACTTTACTGTGAAACCTATAAGATATCTCGCCGTGAATTAGAAGATGCAATGAACATCCTTGGGGATAAGATGTACCAAGAGCTTAAAAACTTTGAATCGTTGACGAAATAGTAGTTCCAGCGTTTAGGATATATACAAAAAGTACATATGTCTTAAATGCTGGCAACACTCACAAACGTCGGTGACTTTGTTAAGTTTACCCAATCAGATCCTTTCCACTACGTCAACAAACTTGTTACTTGGGGTGAAGATATCTCCGGTGCAGGAACCTTAAAACGCGAGTTTAGGTGGAGCACAACTAACTTGGTCCGCGCTTCATGGATGGATCTCTCCGAAGCTAACTTACAGAAAATCATACTAGATCCTAACATGGATCTATATGTTGATTTTAGATACACGCTTATTGCCGGCGGTCCAATAATAATCAATGATGTATATGTAGAGTACGAACAGACAGAAGACGCAAAAGACAAGTTCTTAGGCTATCGACCGCCTATGACTGTTGCTGAAAAGGGTAACATCAGCAACATGTTTAAGATTGAGAACTTTACCTTTAAACCGTATCAAGTCAACCCTGCTGTAGTTCTATATAAAGAACTTTCGTATACAATCAATAAAATGTTTGGGCATGATGTACAGTATGCTCGTGCTGTACCGATGGCAATAGGTAAAGACTTTACTCTTCACGAGTGGACTCTGTACGACGTTGATGATCCTTGCCCTGTTAAAGTTCTTGTGCCAAACAATGAATTTCCCGATAGCAAGATCAACTTCAACCCAATGGGTTTGGACTTCGAGATGCCTTTTGAGATACACATCGTCAAGAATTACTTTGAAGAAATTTTTGGCATAGGAACAGCGCCACAAAAGAGAGACATTATCTACTTTCCGCTAACTAACCGTATTTATGAGATTGACACCTCATACTTATGGAAAGACATAATGCAGAGAGAAGTGTACTGGAAAGTATCACTTAAAAAATATCAGCCTAAATCAAACCGATATGAATCCAAAGATCTTCGTGAACAGTTCGATACACTCACACGAGACACAGAAGAACTGTTTGGCGAAGAAGTAAGACAGGATGAACTCAAATTAACCAAACCCGAACAGTATGACCCCAAGATAGGCAGTCGTGATTATGATCCTGTTCGTTTCGAGGTTAATGAAGATCTTGTTATTTCTCAAACCAACTTTAAGAACTATAACCTTACACTATCAGAATCACAGTACGACTTACGCTCTGTGTTTAAGACAGCGGATAATCCAACAGCTGTAAAGTATAGAGCCACTGTTAGCTTTACTCCAAGTACCAGCGAAGAAAGATCTCTCTGTGGATGGTTCAAACAGATTAAACCCGCTGTTTCATTAACGCGCGATAACATCAAAGGACAAATACAGAAAGGCGCGGCCGGACCAATAGAAACACAAATATCTTTTCTAATACCGATAAAACGACCGTTTACAGTAGGCCAGACACTTAAGATAACCAGGTTTAATGGGTTAACTGTCTACGGAAAATTTGTCAGTTCTACACCGTACACTGGCGGCCATGTTATTACTTTAAATGTTCGCAATGATGTTATATCTTTCATAGACACATACTACCCTGGGTGGGCTAGTCCTTCTACATCATCCGGCTATATACTTGAGCCAACATACCCTATGGTTTTACTTGATGGGTATGACAAAGAAACGAATAGCGGTTGGAAGGCTTCGATCATAGCCGGAAGATATTTCAATTTTGTCTCTACAACAGAAGATTACATATTCATATTGCCTAACTCCCTCGTTGACGATTCATGGTACGGCTTCTTTCTTAACGTAAACAATTACTATCAACAAATATCGCTTGATCTTTGGATTAGGAAATGGTCGGAAACAGAGACTATGCCACAACAAACTAGCAGTCTAGAGAATATATACTCAAACACAATTATTGCTCCGCCGGTAGATAGAACAGCGGGAAATGGAAATTTTCACTATTCGCTGCCTGCTAGCAACATGGCTTATACTAACATTAGACTGTTTAGCAAAACAGAAACAGATCTTGAAAAACAGATAATCTTGCTTAATCAAACAATCGTACAAGATGCACAGTTTTCTATTATCATCGATAACGCAATTCAGAGACTAACACTGCCATGGGTTGGTAAAACTAAATAATTTTCTAGATATGTTATCAGAAGCAAAAATAAAAGGTACTAGAATAGGTAGGCTAGCAGTATTTGATCTAGACGATACTTTAATTATATCTTCAGCTAAGATACAAGTATTGAACAATAAAGGTAAAATAATTAAGTTACTTACGCCTTCAGAATTTAACTTTTTCAAACTGAATCCTAAAAAACATACGCTTTCTTTTACCGAGTTCGAGAGTGCTGACATACTGAGAGATGCAGAGTTTATCACTCAAGTGCTGGAAAAACTCAAAGATTTTTATCAAAAAGGTGTGCATGTATGTATTCTTACAGCTCGCTCAAAATCTATTATGATAAGGTCTTTCTTTTTAGAAAATGGAATAGACATACACCCGGATTTAGTAATTGCTGTCAATGACCCATCTTACACTTTCAGTGGAAGTATTGCCCAAAGAAAAAAAGAAGCTTTACACATGCTAATAAAAGAAGGCTACAATGACTTTATCTTTTTTGATGATAACCAAGAAAACCTAGATCACGCAAAAGAACTGGAGAAAGAATCGGGTGTTAAAGTTGAGACTGTAAAAGTATAATGTAGCTAATTTATGCGAAAACCCACAGAAGAAAGAAAAAGAGAGATGGAGCTTAAAGATGAGCTTGAACGTCTCATTAGTCAAGATGTATCAGAGATGGGAACACTCGTGCAACAGGCACAGTCTGTCCTACCGGCTAGATCTACTTCATCCTTTCTTAATTATGATGAAGTAAAAAATGACTCGGATACAAAGTCAACTGATATTGTAGATTCGATTGCCGAGTTTTATCTTGACAAGACAATCATATCAGAGATTCCTTACGTCAAACAGAAAAACTCAGTTGACAAGATAACCATATCTAACTTGCTGTTCCAGATGAAAACCGCTGAACATGCAATCGTTAAACTGCTAGAAGAGATAGACAATGGTAATACGCACCCTCGTACTTTTGAAGTACTTTCTTCTTTACAGAGGTCAAAGATGGAGATTGTCAAGCACCTTGCGCAATTTATGGTTATCATGGAACAGAACTATAAGAATCTTAAAGAAGACTATCGTATTAAGAAGTCAGAAGAACCTCATACTCTAGGGCCTGGTGATTACACAATAGAAGGTAATGAAAATTCTGGCACACAGTTCAGAGGAACCAAAGGTTTGATAGATGTAATACGCCAAGCTGTTCCTGAGAAACGGGCATCCGCGCAAATCAAGAACGAAGAAGATGGCGAATAAAGGCAAGGTATGGTCTACCAAGAAAATTCTTGAAGAAGTTGAACGAATAGACAACGGTCTTCCCGCAGACACTTCACCATTTTACGAAGGGCAGACATTAGCAAGAGCCGCTGACATAGTTTTTGAGTATACCGAGGAAGAGATAGGCGAACTTGCTAAGTGCGCAAATGATGTTGTCTATTTTGGTGAGAAGTACTGCTTCTCAATGACCGACGAAGGTATTCGCAGGATCCAACTTCGTGAGTATCAGCAAGATATGCTGAAAGACTTTCAAGACCATCGCTTTAATGTAATGATGGCATCTCGACAGATTGGTAAGACTGTTACATCTTCTATCTTCATTGCTTGGTATCTTTGCTTTCATTATGATAGAAACGTAATGGTCGTGGCAAATAAACTAGCGACTACATCAGAAATCGTTGACAAAATCAAAATCATCATTAAGAATCTGCCGTTCTTTATGAAGCCGGGAATAAGTTCAGGTGGAGTAACAGGAATGAAGTTTGATAATGGTAACCGCTTGTTCTCGCAAGCTACTACCAAAACAGCGGCTATCGGTTTTACCATTCACTTGCTATACGCTGATGAGTTTGCACATATCCACCCTAACTTCTTATTACCTTTCTATCGATCAATCTATCCTACGTTGTCTTCTTCTAAGATATCTAGGATGATCATATCGTCAACGCCTAATGGCATGAATCTTTTCTAT